AATAAATACAAGTGGACAAATTGGAGTTGGAACTTCTACAATAGGTAGTTCTATTCAAGTTAATGGTAACGCAGCAATAGGATATAGTGCAAGTACGGCTGCTCCTACAAATGGTTTGGCAGTAAGTGGAGCAGTTTATGTAAATAAAACAACAGGAACGGCTGCTAGTATAAACGCTACTTCATTACAAGTTAATAATGAAATAATGGCTACGGGTACGTTAGGTGGTTTCTTTATGGAAAATAGAAGCGGTGGAGTTACATCAAGTACGAATTGGGCAGGATGGTATTACTTGGGGACTACTGTTAGATTATATAATGGTTCTGCTGATGTATTATCAATAGCTGCTTCCACAGGTGCATTAACATTGTCAACTTTTAATTCAAGTGGTACTGCAAATACTTCATCCTTTACTGCAACAGGATATTCTCTCACGGGAGCAAATGCTCAATCATTATTTGACTTATCAGGAACTTGGAATACAACAGGAGTTCCAACTGCTATAAAATTAAATATTACCAATACGGCAAGTGGAACAGGTAGTTTATTAATGGATTTGCAAGTAGGTGGAGTATCAACGTTTAAAGTAGATAAGTCAGGAGGTATATCAAATTCAGCAGGTTTAACAACAGGTCAAATAACTTCAGGAGTTTTAGGAACAGGTATTGTATATTCTAATGCAGGGGTATTGACAAGCACAAACCCATCAGATAATAGATTAAAAGATAATATCACTTCTCTTTCTTATGGATTAAAAGAAATACTACAACTTAGACCTGTCAGCTACCATTGGAAAGATGATAAAATAAACCAAGGTGTTCAATTTGGATTTATAGCTCAGGAGGTACAAGAAATAATGCCTGATGCAATAAAAGAATTTGGAACTGATGTTAAATATCTAGGATTAGAAAAAGATGCTATATATTCAGCATTGGTAAATGCAATTAAAGAATTAGAGGCAAGAATTAAAACATTAGAAAACAAATAAAATAAATAAAATGGCAAAAATTCAACCACTTACATTGTGGATTAACGGAGAAACAAAACAAGCTACCAACTTTACATTAAGGTCTATTGGAGATAATCTTTCATTAGTACCATTAGAAGGTATAGCTACTTTTTACTACGAATTACAATCAGTAGTAACAGACGAGCAAGGAGGAGAAACCTTCCAAAACATCATCACTGCCAACCTAGATATTTCAGGAGCAGATTATGATTCTTGGGGAAGCGACCCTAACTCAAATGCTTGGGCATATAATTGGGCAGCAAGTAAATTGAACATTGTTTTTGTAGATGGGCCAGTTAAAATGGCTGAACCTACTGCTCCAGTAGAAGCTACGGCATAAAATATTTTTGTATATAACAAAAAATGATTAATTTAGCACTAAATTTAAAAAATAAACACCATGATTACATTAAACGCAGAGCAAGTAGCTCAACTTAAAAATTGGGCGTTAGAAATTCCTACTAAATTCGGAGCGGATTTCTTAAATTTTATTGCACAATTAGAAAAAGAAAACCCTTCTACAGAAGCTACTGTAGTTGAAGCAGAACAAGCTTAAAATTAAAATTATGTATCAATTAACAGAGCAAGATTTAGAGACCATCAAGAGTTCATTTGGACCCGATTTACCGTCAGTAAATGGCGTTAATATTGTTGATTTTATTGTTGGATTATGTCAAACAAGTAGTCAACCTGTAGTGGAAACAGAGGTTAAGGCAACTGAAACTACTGCCTAATTATGGACCTGCAAGTAGAAATCACACTAATGGAATCAAGAATTTCTAAAATGGAAGAGAAATTAAATGACGTTGAGTCAAAGCTAGACTCTGTTGATAAAAAGTTAAACCAGGTAGTTGATGCTCTGATTGGGAATAAACTCACTCAGAGCAACGGCTTGGTTGCTGATGTAAGAGAAATTGGTGACCTAGTTGATAAGCATGAGGCATTCCTAAATAGAACTAAGTGGATATGGATTGGGGTTGTTTCTGTTTCTACTATCATAGGCTTTTTCCTAAAGTTCTTGTTAGAACATTTCGCAAAATAATGTATAAATACTTACTGATAATATTATTAGCAATAGTTGCATTTCTATTGATGAATTCTCGTTCTACGAAGATTGAGCCTACTATTATTACCCATATAGATACATTATACCGAGATACCGTAATTACAAAATATGAAAAAGGTAAGGATATCCCTTATGATGTTATAGATTTTATACATGATTCTGTACGCATTTCAGTACATGATACCGTTTCAATAGTCAAGGATTACTTGACAGCTAAGGAATATAAAGATACATTGCGTATAGATACGAATAATTACGTATCAATAAAAGACACCATCAGCGAAAATAGAATTATTGGTAGGTCGTTTGAGGCTAAATTAAAGGAGAAGACAATAGTCATCACCAATGACATATACCATCCTGAAAGAAAAGCCTTTTATATGGGTCCTATATTGGATTTAAGGAGCTTTGATAAGAAGTTAGGTATAGGAGTAGCTGCCGTGTATAGGTCGTCTCCAAATCAGCTAATTGGGGTGAATTTTACCACAAACCAATTATCTTTTGCATACTATATAAAGTTTTAATGCTATGAAAAAAATATTAAGATGGGCTGCAGGTTTTCTATCAGATAACAATGAGCCTTCTTCAAAAAGATTAGTAGGTATTGTATGTGCAGCATTTCTTTGCTGGACTATGTATAATAATTCTTTTGGTGTAAATAAGAGTGCCCCTGCTGATTCCTTGGTTTATTCTGTATCAGCCTTGGCCTTTGGTTGCCTAGGTTTAACAAGCGCTGAAAAAATATTTCAAAAAAAAGACGATAAAAGTGATTAATTACGAAAAAAGGTTTATACCTTTGTTTTAATAATTAAATCATTATGCTTACAGCAGAACAGTTGAAAAAAATATGCCCTACTCTAAAGGATGATAGGGCTGTTGCCATTTCAGGACTTGTTAGTACGTTATGCCCTAAGTATGAAATCAACACTCCATTAAGATTGCAGGCCTTTATAGCCCAAATTGCACATGAGAGTGGGGAGTTTAGCATTAAGACTGAGAGCATGAATTACTCAACACCTGAAAGGATTGTAGCTATATGGCCATCAAGATTTAATTTAACAGGAGATGGTAAGTTGAATGCCCACGATTATATTCATAATGCAGAGAAATTAGGTAATCAGGTTTACTCAGGAAGAATGGGTAATGGTGCTCCTGAGACGGGAGATGGCTTCCGTTATAGAGGTGGTGGATTTTTACAATTGACTGGGAAGGAATCATATCAGAAGTACGCTGACTATATTAAAAAGAATGTTGGTGAAACCGCAGACCTTGTTAGAGGCACGGATGAGTTTGCCCTAGATTCAGCTTGTTGGGAATATACAATAGATAAGAAATTAAATGACGAGGCGGACAAACAAGATTTCATTACAATCACCAAGAGAATAAATGGAGGAACAATAGGTCTTACTGAAAGACTTAAATACTACAAATTAGCCCAACAAATAATAGTATAATGAAAACACTAGATTACATTAAAGAGTCTCCATACTCAAAAGAAGTACAATATTCTGTATATACTATTCTTTTTATAGAGAACCCAAGTTTAGTAGACTCAATAAAAAGTGTAGACAAAATAGAGTATGATGTAATTGACAAGGGATTGTTTATAGGAGGTATAGCTAATCCATTATTGAAGGAGAAGGTTAACTCTGTTGATGATTTAGCAAGAGCTTATTATAGAGAGATGCTTGTAGGTAATGTATTTGATTTACCTAATAAAGAGTTTGTGAGTAAGTTTAAAAAACTATACGAAGAAGCCACCACACAAATCTAAAATACATGAAACAATCACAAGGAATCACTAAGCGCAAGCGCTTATTCTTTGACATTGAAGTAAGTGCCAACGTTGGTTTATTTTGGCAGTCTGGATATAAAATATCCATTGGAACAGAAAATATAATTAAGGAGAGAGCTATAATTTGCATCTGTTACAAATGGGAGGAAGATAATGATGTTTATTATTTACAATGGGATAATAACCAAGATGATAAAAAGTTACTACAAGAATTTATTAAGGTAGCAAATGAGGCTGATGAATTAGTAGGCCACAATGGTGATAAGTTTGACCTTGCTTGGATTCGTACAAGATGTCTATATCACAGAATAGATATGTTCCCATCTTACACTACTATAGACACCCTAAAGATAGCTCGCTCTAAGTTTAAATTTAATTCTAATAGATTAGATTACATTGGTAAGTTTCTAGGCCTAGGTCAAAAGAATCATACCAATTTTGATTTATGGAAGGATATAATGTTAAAGAATGACAAGAAGGCTATGAATGAAATGATTGATTATTGCATTCAGGATGTCGTTTTATTAGAGAAGGTACACAAGGAACTTAATAATCATATCCCTGCTAAAACTCACTATGGAGTTGTTTTTGGTTCAGATAGGGGAAGTTGCCCTGAATGTGGAAGTGATGATATTATAAAGAATAATAAAAGGGTTATGGCTTCTGGTTTAATTAAAATTCAATACAGGTGCAAGACCTGTGGGAAAATTCATAGCCGTACTGACAAATAAAAAATTAATAAAAAAACTGATAAATAATGAGTAAGGTATTAGAAAAAGTTATATCTGACCTAGAGGATAGGGAAATATTAGGAATTAATAAATATGGAACTGATTGTGATAGACAAGATTATGAGCTAATTGATTGGTTACAAGAGGCTTATGAAGAGAATTTAGATGCTGCAATGTATTTAAGAGCTGCGATTGAAAGAATAAAATCACAAGACAAATTTTATTAGTATATTTATCATTCAAAGAAGTTTTATGGCCAAGTTGAAAATAGAAAAGAAATTTAACAAAATGAGTTTATCTGAACAAGAGACATACATAGTGAGTAAGATTCATGAGTTACATGCCATAGAGGATGCTTACAGAAAAATGTTGGGAAAGATTCGTGGTGGTCAGAAGCAGGTGTTATCTGATGATGAAGACAGACCAGATTTAATTGAATTAAAAAGTGCCTAACAGAATAACCATACCAAAAGAGTTCAAGCTAAATGGCAAGAAAATAACCGTTGAGTTTGATGACGAGTATTGTGAGGAAGAAGGGTATTTAGGGGAGGCTGATTTTGATTTAAAGTTAATTACACTAACATCTAAGGAGGGCAATAAGAAACTTCCAAAGTCTGAAATAGACAAAACATTTTATCACGAACTAATGCATCTCATCCTAGATGCCGCAAACAGACATCAGCTAAAATACAATGAAGATTTTGTAGATTCTGTAGGATTGCTTTTATATGAATTTGAACGTACTAAAAAGTTCTAAACTGATTTACAGAGAACGTTTCTATAAGTGGGCTTCTTTTTTTGAGCTCTTGCTGAGACTTTGTTTGCCCTGTTAAGGTTAATAGCATAATTAAAAATGATACCGTTCTATCGTACTTGGTACGATTATCATGCTCGTATCTTTTAAGCTCATCCAATAAGTCTGGGTAGTTAATTAGGTGGCAGTAATGCTCAACGTAATTGATTCCATATTCTAATTGCTTAGATAAGGCAAAAGCATCAGCAGATGCAACCCCCCTAATCATGTGATTCACCTTTGTCTTTCTTGTTGGGTCCACAACTGCGTCGGGTTTCTTGCCTAGCATCGGTAAGCAGTTTTTACCAAAGTCATTCTCTGATTTAAAATATTCATAGTAGTCATCACCTGCGTCCAACTCTATTGTAACAGGTACTCCGTAGTACATAGAAGCCATCAGCATTTCCTTCCAAAATAATTTCTTTAGCTTTGGCCTTCCGTAGTAATGAGCAACTATAGCCCCACTACCTTCTTTTGTTGAGTCTATCTTTTCACCTATCCATGCAGAACCTTTAGAGCCTTCTCCTGAGGTCATGGCTGAACGATAGGTATCGACACCCATACCATACTCGCTAGTATTCCCAGGGTACATTACATTGTTTCTATTCTGAAAGTTATTTGGCTTTGATGGGAACTTATATATTAGCCAATTACCGTTACTATCATCTGCCCATGCAATCTTATCTTCTCCTGTAACATAGAATCTTCCCTTCCTTAGAGGTACTGGCTTATCTCTTAGCGCCTGCTCTTGATTAAGAATATTGTCTAGATTAAAATGACAATCTGCTTGGTTGAATTTAAAGGCTTCCTCTTCGTTTAATGGATAGTCTCTAGTATCTTGGTCGTTGTTCCTATAATTGGATAAAATAAACTCCTCTGCCTCTTTCTTTCTAGACATACCATAGGTATCAATAAATCCTGCTAGTCCCTCTGAGGCAGGAACAAAGTATCTCACCAACTTAGATGGCGTATTCCTTCCATGCTTGTACTGATTAGATTCATCCCATAGATTTTTAAACTCCTGACCTCCATTATTGGGTGGGTTAACCGTAGATACCATCAAGGCAAATCCTACCTTATTAGCACCCTCTGTTAGTGTTTTCTTGGCTATATTCCAATACTCTACAATGTCTACTTCCTTTGGGAACTTAGAGGCCTCATCTATCAGCAATCTACTCCAACGTCCAGAGTCAAATGAGTTCAAGGCTGTGTTACGCCATTCTATAAATGAGTTCAATCCTTCTCTCTTATTATATAATCCTACGTTTGCCTTCTTCTTTTTGGCCTGCTTAACCAATACTAATCTTTTCTTTGGGTCATCACTACCATCAGTTCTTGGCTGAAGGAATATAGGTATAGACTTGAATCCATAAACAATCATGTTCATGAACAAGTCGGATGCGTCACCTCCCGTCTTTGATATGATACCACAACGAGTATTGCTTGTCATACTTGCCTCTTTAGTTAGAATACAAGATGCCTGAGAGGTTGCTCCCTCTCTTCGCTTTTTAACCCTGATAACCCCTAGGATAGATGGGTCTTTAGAAACCTCGTTATAAAATAGAAACCATTTTCTATCAGCATCTCTATACTCAGGCTCAACACCTGATTCTAATGTCCAATAGTTTAGGTAAAAGTAATGGTCTCCTGTTATGTATGTAGAGAATCCGTTGTTCATGAAAAAATATCCATCTCTACACCTTTCAAATTCTCTTTTGATGAAGGTTATTTGTTCCTCGTTATACTGAGCATTACCATCCTCATCTATTTCTAAATCATAGAATGAATCAGGTATATCAGCTCTTCTGAATTTTTGCTTCTTCTCTGTCAAGTTGCTTCCGTCTATATCTTTTATCATTGGATATTCAGGAACCTGACAAACTATTCCGTATATTTCTTCTGATGGCATAACACAAAGATAATCAATTATATTTCTTTGGTATCAACTATTTTAACTTCCTCTCCAGAAAGCATGGCATCTATTGTTTGCTCAATCATTTCTCTTTGCTCTGGATTTAATAATGCAACCTTCTCATTGATTGCAGGTATTGCGAATACATCGCTTTCTGACTCACTCTTTATGGTATCTCTTGTATCTTGGTCAAAGTATGGGTATGTTTGTAGGTCATTTACAATCCATCTCATTTTTGATATATATGACTTAAATAATCGTTCTCCTTTTGATTCAGGATTCTCTCTTATGAAGTCATTAAAAAACTCCTCAGACATCTTTAAATGATGTATAGCTGATATTACGTTTGATGCCATTGTTATTTGAATAATTCTTTTATTGGTATTAATACTCCTCTTGAGCTATCGTGGTCCCCTCCATGTTTAAACAATCCCTTATGATGTGTTCTAACTAATTCTTTTAATCTTGATGTAGGTATTATTATTGTAGTGTCTATGCCTTCTATTTTATATATCCAATAGTCAGCATCAGTTGTACTGATTCCTGATGGTTTGCTTCTAGAATACACCTCAATGTAAAGGTTACCTGTTGCAAGGGCTCTCCTATCTGACTTTACCTCCACCTTGAATTTGCCTCCAAATAATTCTTTTACCCAATCTTCTGATTCCTCACCAAAAGATAGGTCATGAGTAAATGAGCCTGAATGTTTCATAATATTTTTTTTGTTTCGGTAGTTGGAATTGAACCAACATCTTTTAATTAATCGTTAAGTGCTTTACCAATTAAGCTATACCGAATCCGAGTTAGTAATTTACGGACCTAGAATGGTAAATTGTCACTTGCTACTAATGTAGCAGTGTTTGTTTTTGGTGTAGGCTGCCATGTATCAATGCTGATACTTACATCCTTACCGAACTTATCTGGCTTGCCAATGTTAATGTTTAATTTAACATACTTCTTACCATTAAATTCTTGAATGTGATTGGCTAGTACATCAGGATTAACTGTTACCTGCAACCAACCTTCTCCTTTCTTTTTACCGCTTCCGCAACGGATTTTTTCTTGCTTGTTTTCCATAGCTGTTTTTTGTTTGTTTAAAATGAATAGATATTATCTAATTTTTTTTGTTCTCTTCTTTTTTTATCATACTCTGATGCGCAAAATTTGCACATATTTATTCTATTATTACCCCAGCCATTTTTCCTGCTGAAATACTCTAGCTTTCTTTCTACCTTACATTTATTGCATTTTTTCATTATACATTTTTCTTTTAGTTAAATGCCACATATTACACTCTGGGCAATGATATGCTCTTTCTTCTTTTCTATATTGTTTGTTTCTATTTTTCTTGCAATAGTTAAGTACCTCCATAGCCTGCCTTTTTGAAAATTGCTGTTTATTACACTTTTCCATACTACATAATATTATGTTCTTTTAAATATTTTTGATATCTTTCATGAGCCTCATCTTCTGTTCTGTATGTGCCTAAGTTTTTTGTCTTGCCATTTTCACTTACGGTAGCTTTGTATCTACCCCAATATTTATCAAAACATACTCCAGTATACTTAGATGCATGAGTGTCCTTCTTCTTATTAGTGGATATTTCATTTTGTCTTTTTGTTACCCACCTTAAGTTATCTATATCATTATTTGTTTTTACATTATCTATGTGGTCAACAACTGGTAGATTATTTGGGTTTGCAATAAAGTGTTCAGCTAATAGTCTATGCAAATACTTATGTTTTGATTTATTATTCTTACTCAATACAACTATTGGATAACCTATTTTGCCAATGTATATTTTCATGAAAGGGATTTTTCGTACATTGCTTGATGCAAAAGACTTGACTCTTCCTAAATTGCTTATTTCATATAGTCCCTCGTATCCAATTATAGGTAAAAATATCTCTTCCATATTATAAATTATTTTGTTCTGACTTTAAATATGATAACGCAGAGCGTAATATATCTGCCTGATAATGTTGCTCCTTCAGTAAATATTCGCACCATGTATCATAGAAAGATACCCCTGCAATTTCTGCATTTAGTATTGCCTTCTTTTCTGTTGCATTACCCTGATAGCTATCAGTTACCTGTAATTTAGATACCGTATGCTTGTCTAGTAGGTATTGAAATCTAGCTCTACATTCAGCAGCTAAATACTGAACATCTACTATTGCATTTAGTTTGCCTAGTACAGACATAGGGTCTGTCAGGTCTACGTTCATTGCCACCGCCTTTCTAACTGATTCCATCATTACCTTTGTGTCATCAAACTTCTTCTGTAATTCTGGTTCCTTGAATAGTTTTTCCATAGTATTTATCTGTTTGTGTGTTATATTGTATATCAAATTTTTCAATCCAAGCTCTAACAGTGCTTCTTTCTATGCCCAAAAGGACACAAGCCTGATTAATATTCTTGGTTTTATTTAATGCTTTTATCATCAGCCTTTCATGATGATATTCTAGATTTAGTGTTTCCATTTTCTGTGTTTATATGTCTTACGGCATATTCGCCATTTAATGCTTTTAAAAATAATCTATCTTTATTTGCCGAAGCTCTCCTTAATATATTCTCGCTTATACCTAGTTTAGCTGATGCCTTCTTTACAGATTCGAATTCAATTCTATTTTCTCTTCTCTTCTTCACATCAGCAATAGACATATCGTAAAGCGCTATACCGAATTTAATTGTCTGCATATCGCAAAGGTATCAATCTTATATATTAAAACGGTATTTCTTGGGCATTATTTTTCAATTCTTCCTCAGTTTGTGGTACATATTTTATCTTTGGCTCAGGTCTATCTCTCCTCTCAATCGGAAGCCAACCATACTCATCTGTAAACTCAATGCCATCTTTCATTACTAATTTTATTACCTGACCTCTTGGGGTAGTATTACCTCCAGTGTCTTTGTTCCGCATTTTGTTTACATATATTTCAGTTACCATCCAAGTTAATGGGTCTTGTATATTCCTATTCATAGTTAAAAATATATCAGCCTTATTGTAAAGCACCGCACCACCATCAGCATCAGCTGGCCATGGTATCAATTGATTGCCATCCTTATCCCTTTCTCTTTGTGATTGGCTTCTAGTGTGTAATGATACAAATATTGATATGTTAGTTCTTTTGGTGAATAAAAGCATATCCGTATACATTTCCATATCATTGTCGTACTTTGAATTACCTTTCACCTTTAGGGCATTTATAGGGTCAATAAACATTCCCTTGATTGAATGGAATTTAGATACCTTTTCAGCGTATTTAAGAAGGTCATCATAAGAGTGCATAGTATCATTGTTGATAAAATACATCCTCTCATTTACCCACTTTAAAGCCTCTTGGAACTCAAATTCAGAGCAGTCTTTAATTTTCTTGCCTACATAATGCTCAACCATTCTCATCTTAACTGATGCCGTTCTATTCTCTCCTGTGTAAACAACCCATCCCCAATCATACTTAAATGAGGATAAGAATATCAGCCAAAAGGTTAAGGCAGTTTTGCCAGTATGAGCATGAGAGAGTAATGCATAGAATTCCCCTTCTTTCAGTAGTAAATATTTATCCATATCATCATACCCGAAAGGTAATCCCATTGGGATAAGTCCTGCTCTGTATCTTCTGATATATTCCTCATCAGTTTGGTTGCTTACTAGGAAGGATAACTCCTCATCTATTAAACCCATCTCCTCTATAGCGGTTCTTTCATAGGTAGCAAGTTCATTTATTGGCATAAATTGTCCTGCCTTGATACCATCTTCCACTGCCTGAAACTCAATTTCAGCCTCCTGAGTACCAAATTTTTTCAAAACCTCATACTCTAATACTCTTTTAGCTATAGACTCTTCTACAAGGCCTCCTGAAACCCATCCTCCGACCAAATAAGAGGCTTTTAAGACTGAGTGGTGCCTTTGACCTATTTCAGACTTTTGTATCATTTTTGAGGCTATATTTAGCTTGGAGTAATCCGTACTAACGCCAGTCATTAGTATGCCTTCGTTTATTACATTCTCAATGACCTCGAAAAATACTTTACTATCATCATTTATGTAAATGTCAGGGTCATAAGACATGAACAAAATCCTTGATGGATTCCTTGCCGTTGGGTCAAATACAGGGTACCGTTTGAGTAAGGCATTGTAATGCTCCTCGTGTTTATTGCCATCGGCAATCTTGATTAAACCATGCACACCTGTCCCTGATGGAGAAGTCCACAAGGCATAGATATAAGGGTCTCTTTTTGCATCATCCTTAAACTTTGGTATATCCTCTAGGTCATCAACATCAAAAGGTATTAGTTTGGAATGGATAGATAGTGATTTATCATTACGATATGATTCGTATACTGTCCCATCTTGTCTTGTTTTAGTTATAGGTATATCAAATACCCCTGCGTATAATACAGCAGGCAACTCTAGCTTTAATTTGCTGATGACATCTTGGTCAGTTTCGTTTCTTATCTTCTCAATCTTCTCCTTTACCTTGCCTTTTTTTATAGCAGCGAATACCGAGGTTATAGAAGTTTTATATGGCTTTCCTATGTCTGAGAATTTCTCAAATATTGTTATCATTTTTATTCTTTAAATCTTCCACTAAAATAGATTCTAATTTATCCACCATATCTCTGTAAATGGGGTCTGTATACATAATGTTCTCTACCTTTTTAATAGCGTGTATCACAGTCGTATGGTCTCCAACTCCTACATATCCAGCTATATCACCAAGACTTAAACCAGTGTATTTTCTGAATAAATAACAGGCTATCTGTCTAGCTTCTTTGTACTGAAACTTTCTAGTCTTTCTTGTAAAGTCTACCCCAAAGTATTGTTTGACCGTAATTATTATCTTTTCGTGATTAATTTTCTGATTACTAACTAGGTTTTTAGTTGAATTGTACTCCATCTTTAAATCCTTAATCATCTGTCTAGTAGACTTGTCTAAATGATATATCTCATCCATTGCTATTTTTTTAATCTCTTTGATAACCTCATCAGCTGATTTAGATAGCTTTTTTATTTCATTTATTTTATTTGTAATCTTGTCCTTGTTTGTCATATTAAAAATTTATTTAGATGCTCTTTGTATTGTTTATGTAAATTGTTTAGTGTATCTATGTCAACCCCTTTGCTGAAGTATTTTGACTTGTAACTTGTCATCATGTAGGCTTGTATCTCGTCATTTATAACAGATTCATCATATCCTAGTTTTAATAAATTAATTGCCATAGAATTGTAAGAATTTAATGGCATTTCATTTAGAAGATTATCAGCTAAAGACCTATACTCTTTATTTGAATGGTATAGCGCATGGCATAGTTCATGTTTAAATGTGCTACCCTTATCTGACTTTACTCCAATGATATATGCATCAGCAGGATTATCGGTAAGTAGTATCTCATCTAAGATTATTTGCATAACCTTATCATAAGGAGTCTTTTCATCATTGCCTATACAGCAATTAAGAGCTACCTTGAATGGCAAGTTAAATCCTTCCCAGTCTTTAGTATAGGTAAATACTCCCTTGTTCTTTTCTGAATACCATTTCATGTAATCCCATATACTAAAGTCCTGTTCTTTAAATAGGTCGCTATCAGACTCATAAAACTCTTGCACCCTACAAAACAACATAGTCCTATCGTAATCATCGGGGACTACGACAGCAAAGATATTAGGTCGCACTTCTTTTAGTGTGTAATTTATTTTCATAATGTATTTTATAATGCCCAATATGGGCTGCTTTTGTTTCTTTAATGACAAGTTATAATCCAAACATGTTTCCAAATGAGGTCAACCCTAAATCAAATCTGCCATCGGTAACGCATGAGCCATTAGAGAATATAGTCTTTCTTTGTTGGAAGGTAGACACCCCTTGGTTATGACATCCTACACTATCGTGTATGTGTCCAAAACACATCAGCTTAGGTTTAACCTCATCTATACGCTTCCTTAAAGATAAGTCCCCACAGAACTCTAACTGACCTTCTCTATTGTGAGATAGGTCTCTAATCCCCTTTGGTGGGCCATGAACAATAACAATATCTGTATCATCAGGTATCTTTTCCCATACCTCATGTGTCTTGTCCCTGGCTTTCATGAATGACCACTCCCCGAAAGTTGGCGTAATTGGAGACCCCCATATCTTCAGTCCCTCAATTTCTATTGATTCATTTTCCAAATAAATTATATCCCTCATTACTATATCAGCACCTGTAATAGCCTTTCTTTCTATTGCTGTGTCATGGTTTCCTGCTACAAATATTTTGTATTTAACAGGAATCATCTCATACCAATTTAGAAAGTTAGTTATCTCTAATACAGAGTGTTGTAGGTATCTGCTATTACTACAGTCTCCTGAGTGGATAACCATATCTATATCCTTAAATGTTTCTTTAGGGAAGTCATTATGAAATCCATGGGTATCGCTGATATGTAATATGTTAAATGCCATTTTTAAATTGTTTTAAGGTTTCCTCTAATGTTTTATTTGTGTGTAGGTCAAGTGCCTCTATTAACTTCTCTATAGGGAATGTTATAGGCCCATACTCCCCATCACTACAATCAAACTCAACCTCATCATTTACAAATGTGATGTATGCTTTTCTTGAGTAAGCTGCTTCTTGTTCGTGTATGATTGTTTTCATAGGTTATTTGTTACGTTTAAAAATATATGGTTTGCCACAGTTATCAAAATGAAATCTTTTAATAGCATTTGAACCACCCGTTTTACCACAAATAGGACAAGTCAATAATTGCTTTGTCTTTTTTAAATTTTTTTTGTGTTCAATGGTAAATATTTTTCCTTTCTTAGCTTCACTCATTTTTTGCTTATGTATTTCAGATTTTGGTTTCCCCTTTTTTGAATTACTTATTTTATTTTTTACATCATCTGTGCAATGGTGGCCAATTAATAAAGGTTTATTCATTCTATTTGCAATTAAATTAGCAGCATGTATTTGACCTTTTTTTAAATGAATTTGATAATGTTCATCAATGCTAATACATACTAAATTTTCAATTAAATTATTTTTTCTATTGCCATCAATATGGTGAATTTCATAACTTCTGCCATTATTATCAACGGGTATTTTCCCGTATTTTTTAATCCATATTTGTCTATAATTGACCATAATGCAAATATATGGCTTTATTTGTTTTGGTTATAGATTTGGTTGTAGTATTCAATTGAAGCATCTTCTGAATTCCATTGTTCACCTCCTTGAACAAAAGCATCTATTATCTGCTCTTTTTCTTTTTCTAAAAAATAAGTCCCATCAATACTTATAGGATAAGTTTTTTCGTCAAATGATTTTTGTAATTTTTCTAATAATTCTTGCATTGCTGTTTTCATTAGTCATTATTTTTAACCCAATAAGGTAATGATATAATAGGCTTTACACCATCCATTTTGTACCAAAAATCATAGGACATTTCAAAGCACTCTGGATGCTCTAGGCAGTAGTTGAATCCCACGCATAGTCTTTCTAACTCCTTCTTACCATATTTAATAAAGTCATCAGCTACATTAATCAATCCATTGTAGTAAGGCTCGCTTTTCTCTACCACATAGAATGAGAATGATTCTCCTTTCTGAGTATAGATAGCAGCCTGAATGTGATACTGATAATTATAGAAGTCCTTAATAAGAGTATCTATTTGCCCACTCTGAACGGACTTAATATCTACCACCCCATTAGCCTTTACAATATCCTTAATGGTTACAAATGGCAATCCGAATATCTCTGTTCTTTCTTCTACCTCTGTCTGAGCGCCACTAATCAGCACCTCCCACTCAGGGTTAGTTTTAATATAATCTACTAGGTTAAATAATTCTGTATGTAGCTTTTCATCTAGGATAGTTTTACCTTCTGATTGTCTTTCAAACTCAGCAAATATTTCTTTACCTTCTTTTGTTCTTTTGTCAACGTTAGGCATGATAGTAAACGTATTGCCAAACTCTTGTGGCTCTAGTAACATACAATGCAATGCCTGGCCATATATTAAGGCAGGTGTTGTTTCCTTTGGTTTGTTTCTATAATTGATAAAATGTTTAGGAGACTTGGCAAACTCTTTAATTGACGAGTAGCTTAATGGTCTATCGTTTAATTCTTGTAGTGTCATGTTGTTTGTTTTAAAAAATGCCCCCACCGTCATAACGAACACCCCTGTTGTTATTAATAATTTTTAGGTGAGGGCAATATGTTTATTTAGTTAATAGTTCACTTACCTTCTTGCTGATTTTAAATTTCTTTCTTGCATCAGCTAAGGTCGCCTTACCATCTTGAATAGCTTTCTTAACCTTGTCAAATGATTCAGACTTTTCATCTAGCCATGGTAGGTTGTTATCTACTGGAGCCTCTACCTTGGCAGGTTGAGATGAAGCATTACCATCATCATCCTCATCAGCTATAATCAAGTTCAATAAACCACTTAAGGAATATCTCTTGGCATAGCTTACTGCTGAACCATACTCCTGTGGGGTATTCTTCTGAACGATGATTGGGAATACAGATGAGATTAACTCACCACTGCCTGCCTCAATTACATCTGTCATTACATACAAGCCATGCTCGTTTGTAATATTCTTTTGTACGATTACCAAACCATGCTTAGTTAGGTAAGGCTGAATGTGATGCTGAATGGCATCAAGGGTTGCATACTTTGATTTGAAGAATGGATTGTCTGCCGACTTCTTTACTGCTGGGCATTCGCTTTGGAATCCCACTAAAGCTTTTAATAGTGCTTTCATGTTTTTTATTTTGGTTATAAATTTTCTCCCTTATTAGTTCTGATTGCTGAACCTGATATGCCATGCTTCCAAAAGGCATTAAGGATTGTTACCTCTATTGTTTGTAAGGCTATATCAATCATCTCTTCTTTGTTATCAGAATCAATTGATACACTTAGCATTTTTCTAACGCTATCCTGAACATCAGTGATAACGGTTTGTTGTACGTCTTTAATCATGTTGTGTGTTTTAGGTTTGTAAAGTTATATACAAATGTGGAATACGCAAATTATTTTACAATCTTTTTTTCAAATTCTTGTAAAGTTTCTATTGTATTTTCATTGTCCAAATCCTTTATTGCCTCGAATTTTTCTAGGGCAGTTGGGCCTTCCATTGTGGAGTATATTGGTTCCCAATATGTTCCGTTATGCTTCTCAATATGATACCATACTAAATTTTTAATATGGTTTGTTTCTTTTTGTAATCTAATTTTCATTCTTTGATTCTTTAGGGAATAATTTAATTTGTTTGGTTGGTTTGCTTTTCTTTACAACCTCCATTATTTGCTTGAAGGCCTCGTTGTCATACATTAATGAATGATTAATTTCTGTAATGATTAATCTTTTTTCAACGTTGTTAAGTAGTTGGTAATCAGTCATTTGTCATTTTTTTGATTAATAAATTTAATTACTGGTTTTCTGTTATAGGTTCTCTTGATGTGCATGTGAACATTACATGTCTCACATTTGTAATGCTCGTGACCATACGAGCAGTTTTTAGATACATAATTACTTATTGTCATCCACTGATGTTTGTGCGTCAATGTTTGAATCAATGATTGAATCATCTTTCTCATTTGCTTCTTGTTGGTTAGATAATAGGGTATCGAATGTTCCAATCATAAAGATTGTAATAGGCATTTGGCTCTTTTGTTCAGCCGTAAATTCTGTGTTGTAGTCCTTTTTTAATTGGTCGTAGTTACTTGCTACGAATGTCGCCAAGGCGTGTAAGATTTTGTTTTTCATTTTTTGTTTTGTTTACCGACTATATAGCCGATTGAATAAAATATGATTGCTATAATTGTTTTGTCTGCCATTTTAAATTATTTATAATACAATTGTTTCCTGCCAATTACCAACTGAGTCCCCTGACATAAGTCTAAGTAAACAATGGTAGGCATCTTGATACGAGTTAAATCTGATTGGTTCTTTTTTATCCTTCACAGAATACCATTCGTACCAATAATTATTAATGCGTATTAACTTTTTAATGATGCTGATAATATTTACTTTCTTTTGCTCAATGGTAAAGTAGTTCATGTCATCAGTTATGTATGCACCTTGCCAACAATGTTTGATTATTCTATAATTCATGTTAGTCTTGTTGTTCAGCCTGTTCTTTATAATAAAAGGCTGTGTTAATAATCATGTCAACTATCTCGTCCTCAGATAGATAGACAATTTCGGATGAGTCAAACTCATCGGATAGTAATACCTCTAGCATTTCAACTAGATACTTTCTTCTAGATTCTGACATAGTTTTTAGATTTCTACTTCAATTATTTTAATAATACCCTTCCCAGTTGGCTTGCTGTCATAGATAGTTGACTTGTAGGTAGTTCCCCATTTGCGAATGGCAATGTGATACTTGGTTTGCAAGTCTAGGTCTAGCTGACTTCTATTCTTTGCACTTCTTCTGCCATTACTGTCCCATACCATAGCCTTACCATTCATAAAGCCAACGATTACATCAGCAACCTTTTGTACGTTTGTTACCTTGTTGCCGTTTCTTGTTTTAAACTCTGTTCTCATGTTATTTAGTTGGTTGACCTATACACCATAAGGTTTTAATTATTGTTTACTATATTTTACCCAATCAAGTGACTCTTCATTTTTTAGGTCACAGGCTATTTCTATGTTTAATATGTGCGTCCAAGCATCATGATTATATTTTGTTTCCTTTTCCATAATTTCCATTATTCTATTTTCATCTAGAAACTCTATAAAACGAGATAGGTCATCTTTAATCATATCAAGTCTATGTTCTAGTTGTTGAGAATAATTTAGTTGATTCGGATTGCTCATGTTGTTTATTTTTTGTTTAGGTAATTAAATGCTGATTGTTCTGAACTGAAATATTTTTTGTTAGGATTTAAATCATGTAATTGCTCGCTAACATAGTCCCAACAAGACCATATCACTTCATTGTGCTCAATAGTCCAGTAATCATCTCCTTCTTTGAATGGATACATTTTCATGGTTTTTTATTTATTTATTGGTTAAAAATTTTTGTTTGATGATAGTAAAGCCTAATGTACTTGTAATTCCTTTGAGCAATCTGGACATAGGTAGCAGTTAAACTCTGTACTGTATGTCACATCATCTACTAGCTTTACCTCGTTACATGAATCGCATAGGCAATGTTCATCCGTACTTGGTTTAACCTTATAAGAGGGAGCGTAGTAATCATCCCAATCCCAATCACTCCATGCGCTACCATAACTCTTATATGGCTTGGAGTATGAGTATGGCTTGGCATATACCTTCTCTCTTTTTATGTGGTAGGTATCTGTCATTTGAACCATTAGGTCATAACACATAGATAAACAATTGTCTACATCAGCAAAGCATATTGTCTCATCATCCGAGTGTGGATTGTAATAACCGCAACTCATGTTAGCTACTGATACATCTACTCCTATCTGAGCCAGTGCATACACATCTGTTAGCATACCGCTTGCAGGTTTGTAACCATACTTACGGATAATCTTAGCTGATTGTTTCTTGAACCTCTTGCTTTGTAATTGCACCCCATAGATTTCATTTACGAAGTCACTGTTACCTCGTCTGTCACATTGTAATACAAACCTAACATCATTGAAGAAGTTTACATTTGCATCATAACTACCGTTGCAACCTACCTCCTCGTCTCTAAAGAATGCAACCTTGATGTTGTCCATATCTCGTAGTAATTGTAGGCATATATAGATACCTACCTTGTCGTCACCACCGCAACCCGTTGGCTCCATCTTAGCCTTGTTGAAGCCGATGGCATACTCATCATTGGCAATGATTGTATAGTCTTCCTGTGGTATAATCTTATGTACGGTGTCGGTGTGTGATACAATACATGGATAGGGAGCCACGCCTTTGGTTACATACATATTACCATTGTCATATACTACCTCAAGTCCTAATGATTCTACATCATTAATAATAAATCTCTCCATCTCAGTTGTGTCATAAGACTCCGACTGAACATTCAACACATTAAGCAATAGCTGTCTCATTTTCATTTT